AAGGAAAAGGTAGTACTATTTCAAGTACATCAGAATACGATAAATTTTATTCTTGTGAAACAAAAAATTATGTTTAGACTAAAGTAAATAATAAAAACGTTTTTATACACAAACTTAACTTTGTATATAAAAATGTCAATATACACTAAATGAGTAACAACAGTTCATTACCGATAATAGCAGTCGGAGCACTTGGATTATCATCGATTTCATGTGTTATAAGTTCATTCACAGGATTTTTAGTTTCGGGTGATTCTAATGTTGAATCTAATAACAGTACATCGAATACGAGTACAGATACGTCGAATACGACCACATCTAATACCAATACAGATACGTCCAATACGAGTACATCAAATACATCTACTATACCTCATCATATTTCACAAGGAACAGATGGATGGTGTATTGGTTGGGGTTCAATTCATCAGGACGTTCCAGGGTGTGGTCGAATATGTTCAAACGCTACTCATGTAGGATCAAAGAGAGATGGTACTTGGGGACCATGGGCGGATAATACTACCGTTGCAAGTACATGCGTTGGTGCCAAATTAGACGAAATCTGGGAAGTTCAAGGTGATGGTACACGAAAACTTGCCGACGGGTATACGTTAACAGATAAACCAAGCATTACTGGTTTTCAAACGAACGGGTCAGGAAAAGTTTATTATCTCGATAGACACCATGTAAATTGTAATAACGACGGTTTACGTAGATTTCAACTTAAAACAGTGAACCAACCCGATGGTGAAAATAACACCATTGCGTACGAGTTTGGATGTCTCACTGGTTTGGGTATAACTGAAACTACAGGAAAGGAAACAACACTCGATGTGGACGGTGATCCACCTCATACCGTTTATTTAGATAGGCACACTGTTGATTGTGATAACAAACCAATTACACAATTTAGATTACATAGAAACAGTGACGGAGATAAAATACATTACAAATATTCATGCGGTAATACTATTCCTTCCAATAGTTGTCGTGACGTAACTACTGAATATAATGACCAAGGTGCTGGGAATGTGATATATTTAAATAGACACAATGTCAAATGTGACGAAGGTGAATACTTGTCTAAGTTTAGATTGGATGCGGATGATAATGATACGACTGGTAAATATCGGTATGAATATAAATGCTGTAAACCTTAGATGATCAAATTAAACAAAAAAGATTACGTTTAGTTATTGTCCTACAAATTTAAAATATACACTACTAATAAATGTCAACCACACTTTTATTAGGAGGAGGCGCATTAATGCTATTTGTCTTTTTAATAATTATATTTGCGGTGGTTATATACTTTTTAACTCGCCCCGAAAAAGAATCCGAAAAAGAAAAAGAAACCGATGAATCTCCTACAATTAGTGGTGCGGGTGTAGAATTAGTTTTAAACCCAGACGAAGAAACTGATGAAGTAGAAAAGTATATGATAAAGGAATATGCGATTGGGGAAACAACTGCTAAGAACATAGATGTTAAACTTAAATGGAAAAACGGCCCTGGTTTTACAAGTGTAGAAAAACTTATTTTTGTACAAAAAGTAAACGGAACAACGGTACGTGCAGATGTAATAACAACTGATAATGTAAGTCCTAATACGGAATATGAAATTGTATTACTCGGTAAAAATTTAACATCTGATAATATCGTTGGTGAAAACACGATAGAAATGTATTGGAATACAAAGGGATTGAGTAATCTTCTCGAAACTATTAAATTTGATATTAAGGACGAGCATTTAGATTCAACGTTAGATATATCGCAGGCGCAGAATATTACTGTAGCAACACGACTTGCGTCTGGTTCGACTTCTACTGGTTCGGTTATAACTACATATACGAAGTATCACATACTACCATTTTTTCAGGAACCCGTATATATTAGAAAGGTTGGTAATGATGATGGGTTTAATATAATTAAGGGCGGTGTTAAAGAAACCATTGATGGTGTTGAAGTATTTTATATAAAAAAGGCTCTCGGTAGAACTTTCTTGTCTAAAGATACGGCCGGTAATTCTTTAATGAATGTACAAGGGGGGTTCGTCAATAAGGATGAATTATTCAAAAGCGACGAACAAATGGATATGTCAAATATTTCGGTAAAGGAACTTTCACCAGACGAAGATTTTAAATACGAATTTACAGTTAAAATTGCTGATAATCATTCGAGTCACGATGCGCATATACATTTTGTAGAGTTGTATGATTACAACTATAATTTCATAAAGCGAGTTACAAATAACGATATTGAATTCCATAAACCCCCTGATCATGTCGGTAATGCAAATGATTATTTAGGGGCATGGAAACAAGGTAGTGCGCCTAAGGATACTAAACTATTTACCATTAAATCTACCAAATCTGTTGGTAGACTACACATTATGTATGGAAGACCCTGTTATGTTCCAGGTTGGATAATAAAAGAAAATGAGGAGAATATATGGGAGGATAAAGAAAATGGTGGTCCAGACTTAGAACCTAAACATCTCATATATTCGTACGATATTAAGAAAGAAACACCACGTGAATTCTTTAAAATTGGAAACGCACCCTTAATCCCCATTGGTTCAATTGTTAAGTGTAAGACAAACGATATTGGGAACAGCAATAGTAATGTTTGGAGACTTGTAACTCCGAATCAACTTAATTGGTATCCAGATTCCGAAATTGCTAATTACTGGGATTCTAATTGGGATAAAAATATTAAAATGATAGAAGATTGTGAAGGGTACGCAAGAGGTTCAAATTTAAGTAAAAGCGAACCAAATTCTTATGGTAATACCCTTGAATATAGGACACCGTATAGTATTAATTCCGGGCACAATATATACATGGAAAGGCAACATGTTGATTGTAAAGACCATGCCATGCGCGGGTTTCGTTTAATTCCAAATTGGAATTGTGACGATGATACGACGTGTAAATCAGAAGTTGGTCAAAACGACCGTAATGCAAGTATTAAACATCAAGGTAAGAGTACGGCTATAAGGTATCACTATAAATGTGATGCTAAAAAACAACCAACTGTAACTCAAAAAGAAACCGAGACTGTGAGTAACCCGGATATTAGTAAAACATACTCGTTTGGTCAGAGTGATAAATTAAATGTGAATTGTGGTAACAAACCTATTACGTATTATGAATTACACACAGACCAAAATGACGATTGGAGTCTTAAATATAAATATAATTGTGGCAGTACTACATCCGATAAATGTAGAAACATAATAACTCCACAGAGTGACGCCTCTGACAATTGGGGTTTTTTGGATAGACAAAACGTCGAATGTAAAGAGAATGAATATTTGAGTCAATTTAAATTGAAATCAACTGGTAAAAATGGTAAAAATAATTATGAATATAAATGTTGTGAACAACCATCAGAATAGGCAGAGGGTACATTACATTACGGCGGTGATAGTAACCTTGGAAGAGATGGTAGAAACGCATGTAACATGACAGATGATGATAAGAAATATGCGTGTGATAATGATTCTGAACTTGTTGGTATAGGCTCGGGAGCATCTTGTGGTCATAAATTTTATAATACAGATCAAGGAAAAGGTAGTACTATTTCAAGTACATCAGAATACGATAAATTTTATTC